TTAATACTTTTTCAAATGAATAATCTCTGAGGGTACGCCGTAAGCAGCAGAAGCCTCGTAAATAGTAGTGGTATTGTTCATATTTTCATATAGCAGCTCGTCTGGTATTAAAATTTCAACGGCAAAGATATCTGCCTCAACCTCTATCTTATCTAATGAGAAAAGTGTGTTTTTTCTCAAGAATGGAGTATTTACCCTTGGATGAAGGATTGCGTGTCCTAATTCATGAGCACATATATATTTCTGCATCTCATTGTCTAAATTGTTATTAATAAAAATATATTTATTCCTTTTATCATATTTATAAAAGCCTAAAATTTCCTCATGTAAATCCCATGGAATGATGTGTATCTTCTTTAAAGATGCAAGCTCGAATGGGTCAGAAGTTTTGTGCTTTTTCTTTATTTCATTCACTATTGTTTTGATCCATCCCAATGATATCGCCTCGCATCCCTACTCATTCTCTTTTCTGTATTTATGAGGAACGTATTTTTTATTAATCCGTTGTGTTTGGCGAACAGCATATTCCATTGCCTCTAACAGTGATTCGATTGCCTCAGGGCTCATAGGCTCTCCATTGAAACTTAACCCGTCTTCACTAGTTAGATCATTTTTGATTTTTTCCATTCGTTTAGCAATGTCTTTTTCGTCTTTTTCAGAAAAAGGCGATAGGTTAGAAGAAACATACAGTTTATCTTCAGAATGTCCAATCAATTCATTCATAGGAATATTGAAAAACTCACAAATCTTATCTAGCATGTCAAATCGTGGTTTTGCTATATCATTTTCCCAAGAATTATATCGCCCTCTTTTTATCCCCAGTTTGTCAGCAACTTCATATTGACTTAGCCCTTTTTTTTTGCGAAGGCTTTTCAGACTTTGTCCAAGAGTCATCATGGTCTCACCTCGAGTGAAAAATATTTTATCCATTTTTTGATTGACAGATAATATTTTTATCCAATATAATTTAATTACTTACTAAAGAAATATAAAATATGGAAAAAATGTTGATAAATAATCCAATTTTAACCAAAATGATAATTTTATTATCTAATATGTATTATAAGAATATTAAATTATCCGGTCAACTTATTTCGATATTTTTTTTGTGAGATTGGATAAATAAATTATCATAAGGAGGGTATATAAATGAATTGTAATGAAATCGAAAAACTGATTTATGATTATCATTGGTTACGTAAAGAAGTGTGCCGATTAGAAAAGATTGTTTTTGGATTTTCTGTACCTATAAAAAGCATTGGGGTCACACAATATGGAATAGAAGCAGCCATGCCAAAAGGGAGTTTACTGAAGAGTGAGGCAGAATTAGAAGCGTTAGACATAAGAGAGAGACGATTATATAAACGTTTAAACATGTATAGAAAAAAAGTATTTGCGATTGAAAAGATTGCAGAGCTTTATTTAGTAGATGATCAAGAGCTTACATTAATGGATTGCATGATGGAAGGCATGAGCTATCGAGCGATTGCAGCTCATTTAGGACTTTCGAGAGAAAAAGTCCGAACCTTAAAAAACGAAATGATCGACCATATCCACCAAAATTGCCACTTTTTGCATGAGTTGAAACGGGATAAATCAGCAGTGTAAAATGAGATCAAGGCGAGAGGTCATCACGATTGACACTATAATTGAGAGAAAGACTCCATTTTTTGAACAGTAGGGAAATGTCGTTAAAAGAAGCGGAACCCATTTTTTAGTGAAAAAGGAGACTGCGGTAACATAAAAAGATAATGGAACCTGTTTCTTGAAGAAAAAGGAAAATATGGGCACGTAAAAAGATAATGGAACCCGTTTCTTGAAGAAAAAGGAAAATATGGGCACGTAAAAAGATAATGGAACCTGTTTCTTGAAGAAAAAGGAAAATGTGGTCACGTAAAAAGAAAATAGAACCCGTTTTTTGAAGAAAAAGGAAAATGTAGGCATGTAAAAAGAAAATAGAACCCGTTTCTTGAAGAAAAAGGAAAATGTGGTCACATAAAAAGATAATGGAACCCGTTTCTTGAAGAAAAAGGAAAATATGGTCACGTAAAAAGAATTGTCTAAGGCAAGAATTAAGCACTTCCTTATTTTAAAGTAAGTGCTTTTTATTTTGGAATCATGCTTTAGTAAAATTAGATGAAATGATCAGCCATATCTGCCAAACCTGCCACTTTACGCACGAGTTGAAACAGAGGAAACCAGCAGTGTAAAATGAGGTCAAGGAGATGAATTCAATACCTTAGTAATTACTTAGTTTTAATTAGTGATAATAAAAATGAATGTAAAGAGCACTTACTAGATTAAAAGAGTAGGTGCTTTTTTATTTGCCGTTTTAGTATTGTCGGCGTTAAAGAACAAGACAGTTTCGGTGGTGACCAGTGTTAACGAGCTTACTTGAAGGGAGGTGATTAAATAATGAAAAAATCTTTAAAAATCAACTTATAAATTTGGAGTTGATGGATATGCAACAGAGAGGAGGGAGTGAATGATCACTATAAATGAAATGAGAAAGGCAGTAATGGCCACTTTAAAGACTTATTTTTCTTCTATAACTTTATATGAAGAACAGAAACAAGGTGCAGAGGGACCTTGTTTTTTTGTTAGGCTGCTTTCGACTAAACAATTAAGGGAAATCAATCGGCGATATAAGCGCAGCCATTCCTTTGATATCACCTATTTGCCTAGTTCAGCGAACACAATGGATGAAATAGATATAATTGCTGAACAGCTGTACCGGTATTTAGAGTATATCGATTTAAATGGCAGCTTAGTCCATGCATTAAACATGAGGCACGAAATCATTGAAGGTGTTTTTCACTTTTTTGTTGATTACGACTTTTATGTTGTAAAAGAAAAAACCAATCAAATTAAGATGCAGAAGCTTGAACAGGAGGAATTTGTCCATGATTAAGTCAAAGAATAAGGCAGGCTTTTCAAAAGAGCAGTTTCTAAATTCGGATCGCTATGCCGATAAAAGAGATTTACTACAAACTGTACTTAAGGATGATGAAAAATATACGGCGGAACAAGCTGATAAATTAATCAGCGCTTTTTTAAAAAAGGAGGCTAAATAATGGCAGGCGGCACTTATACAGCGATGAATAAAGTAAGACCGGGTGTATACATCAATTTTGAAAGCGAACCGAAACCATTAGGTTCACTTGGTGAGAGAGGAATTGTTACATTTGCACTTCCTCTTAGCTGGGGTGTGGAAAAAGAAGTGCTTGAGATTGAAGCAGGTGAAAATGTTAGAGCGAAGCTAGGGTATAGCCTCACAGATCCAGAGCTTTTACTTGTTCGCGAAGCATTGAAAAGAGCGAAAAAGGTGATTCTTTATCGATTAAATGAAGGAACAAAAGCGACAGCAACTGCAGATACCCTAACGATTACAGCAAAATATAGCGGAATTAGAGGAAATGATATCTCAATTGCAGTTCAAAAAAACATTGATGATGCGACTAAATTTGATGTCCAAACACTTGTTGAGGGTGCTGAAATGGATTTACAAACGGTAGAATCCATCGAGCAGCTGCATTCCAATGATTGGGTAACTTTTAGCGGAACTGGAGTCCTGACCGAAACAGCAGGAATTTCTTTGGCAAATGGATCAGACGGCACTGCCACGAATGAGGATCATTTAGATTATTTATGTGCTATCGAGGTTTTTGAATTTAACACGATTGGATTAACAGCAGCCGATACCATGCTGAAATCACTATATAGCTCGTTCGTTCATCGCTTACGTAGCGATGAAGGGATTAAGGTCCAGCTGGTTGTTGAAAATTATCCAATAGCTGACGGGGAAGGCGTCATCAGTGTTAAGAATGGAGTGATTCTATCCGATGGAACAGCACTATCCGCTAACCAAGCAGTAGCATGGGTGGCTGGTGCAACTGCGGCAGCTGATGTTAATGAATCTCTAACCTACCAGGCCTATGATGATGCAGTAGATGCTGAGCCTCGATATACCAATTCACAAATTGAAGCTGCATTAAAGAATGGCGAGTTTGTATTTGTTCAAAGCAATGGCCTTGCGATGGTCGAGCAGGATATTAATACGCTTAAAAGCTTTTCACCGAAGAAGGGAAAACATTTTTCAAAGAATCGTGTCATCCGTGTGCTTGACGGCATTAATCAAGATATTAAACGGATCTTTGAAAAATTTTACATTGGAAAAGTAGACAATAATGCTGATGGCCGCAACCTTTTACGGAATGAATTGAACAACTATTTATTGATGCTGCAAAACGTCAATGCCATTCAAAACTTTGATGCGCAAAAGGATGTCACAATCCAAGCAGGCAGCGATTCGGACAGTGTATATGTTGAAGTACATGTACAGCCAGTAGACTCTATTGAGAAAATTTATATGAAAGTACAGGTGAAGTAAAATGGCATTTTTACAAGCAAGAGATGCAATCTCTGGACAGGAAGGAAGAGCATATGCAACGATCAATGGCAATGTAGAAGAAATGTTCTATGTTAAAACGCTAGAAGCGACCGTTGAAAAGCAAAAATCAGAAATGAAAGCTCTTGGCCGAAGAGGAACGCAGCACAAAGCGACTGGATGGAACGGCACAGGAAGTATGACTATTTACTATGTAACGACACGATTCCGCCAGCTGATGCTTGATTATATTAAAACCGGAAAAGATGTATATTTTGACATTCAAATTGTGAATGAAGATCCAACATCAAGTATCGGAAGACAAACCGTCGTTTTAAAAAATGTCAACTTAGACAATGTGATCATGGCAAAGGTTGATACAGAAAGTGAATTTCTTGAAGAAGAAACAAATTTCACTTTTGATGATGTGGATATTTTGGAGAGTTTTGTAGCACCAACAAATTAAGGGGGAAAAGAAGATGAGTAAACTGCAGGCATTTTTTTCTCAAAATGTTAAGTGTAATAAACAGCTAGATGTGATTATTTCTGAGAGATTTATTGATGAAAACGGTAAACTAATCCCTTGGAAAATTCGCTCGATGAGTGAAAAAGAGAATGAATTAATTAGAAAAAATACACCACGTGATAAAAAAGGGAATATTGATGGGGAATCCTACGCAGCCAAGCTTGTTACCGAAAGTGTTGTTTTTCCTAACTTAAAGGATCCTGATCTTCAAAAGTCTTACGGTGTTATGGGGGCTGAGGATTTACTTAAAGAAATGCTTTTATCAGGTGAGTATTCAAGACTTTGTCAAAAGGTACAAGAAGCAAACGGATTTGATATCAATGAAATGATTCAATACGCAAAAAACTAATCAAGGAGGGCGATGCAGATGCAAATTATGCATACTATGCCCTCCATAAGCTCCGCATTCTTCCACATGAACTTATGAATATGAGTCTACGAGAAAAAGCAGTCATCTATGCGATGATTGATTATCGAATAGAACAAGATAGAAAGGAAGAAGCAAAAGCACGGATGATGTCACGAAATAAAAGATAAGGTAAATGGAAAGCACTCAAGTATATAGGGTGCTTTTCTGCTTTTGAAAAGGTGGTGGAGAAGACGTCAATTAATAATATAATGAGCAGTTTTTCAAGCTCATTACAAAATATGAATCAAAATATGAAGCAGACTAATTTTGCCATCGTAGAATTGAATCGCTCAATAAATCGGTTCACGAATCATCTAGTAGGAACATTGCAAAGAATTGCTGCCGCCGAAGCTTCTCTGCTCAACTCCCAAAGTAATCCCCCTAACCAGAATGATGCAGGAAATGATAATGGTTCTATCAGTGGCGGATTAGGTAAGGTTATAAATGGATTTAATAAAATATTAGGGACGGCAGAAAAAGTTTATGCAACTGTCGATGCCACAATGGCATTTGCGGACGGTATTACAGCCACTAATACACGTTTATCTTTTATAAATGATGGTTTAAGAACGCAGTCTCAGTTACAGCAGCAAGTTTTCGATGTTGCAAATCGTACTGCTACTAGCTATGAGTCGACAGCAGGATTTATTTCAGCGCTTGGATCAGCTTCAAAAGGTGTTTTTAAGAATAATGACGATATGCTGGCTTTTACCGAAAGCTTTAACAAAACGCTTGATATAGGTGGAGCAGACAAAGGGACTAAGGATAATGTTAGTCAGCTGATGATTCAGGCGCTGGGAAATGGAAAAATGCAAGATATTGGGTTCAGAGAAATGAGTAAAGCGGCACCTGCTATTATGGATGTTTTATCAGCGGGTCTAAGTATTTCTGAAACTGAGCTGCAGAATTTGGGAGAAGAAGGAAAGCTGACAGCAGACATGATCGTAAAGGCTTTTGAAAATCAAAGCAATGTAATAGATGGTATGTTCAAGCATATGCCTTTAACTTTCGAGGGTGCAACAAACATTATGAAAAACAAATTTGTTGAATTTATTGGGAATCTCAATCAGGTTGGAGGACCACTAACCTTAATAACGGAACAGATGCAGGGCTTTATAGCCTGGTTAAATTCTGCAAATGGAGAGCAGTTTTTCAATGGTTTAGCGATGGGGATTGATCTTGTTGTAAGAGGTTTCGTATTCTTAACAGATGTTATTGGGCGAGTTTTTAACTTTGTTTTAACCTATTTGCCGGAGATTTCAGCTATGCTTTTGACTTGGGGAGCAACGCTAATCCCTTCAATAATTGCTAAACTTTGGGGGATGGTACCGCCAATTTTTGCACAAGCCATGGCATGGCTTGCTGCTAATTGGCCAATATTATTAATCGTTGCTGCGGTAGGGCTTTTAGTTTTTATTATTCGGCAATTTGGCGTTACAACAGATCAAATTGTAGGTTTCGTTGCTGCGGTGTTTTCCTCTCTCTTTGCGCTAATTTATAATAACATCGCCAACATTTGGAACTTCTTTGCGATGCTCGCGGAATTTTTAATTAATGTATTCATTGACCCTGTTTATGCTGTCAAGAAGCTCTTTTATGATCTTGTCAAAATGGCTGTGAACAATCTTGCTTCATTAGCAGGTTCGTTTGATATGGTAGCTGATATTTTGGGAAAAGTTTTTGTAAATGGTGCAAATTTAGCAATAGGAGGAATAAATGCTCTTATTAGGGCTTTGAACAAAATTCCAGGTGTTGATATTCAGGAAGTCAAAAAATTTGAAAGCGGTGCTAGCAGTAGACTGTCTGACAAACTTAAAAACTTTGTTAATAATCTTGAAGAGCCTAAAAGTGATAAAAACGTAGTAAAAATCCCACGTATGGAGTTAAAGTCAGTTCCTGAATCATTTCAAAATGGCTACAAAACTGGCAGTGATTTCGTTAAAAACCTCGGGAAATCTGATGGACTTGAAAGTTTTGCAGGTAAAAACTTTTTTAAAGATAAACCGGGTATGCCAGGTGGCAATAATTTCACTAATATGAATAATGGCAGTAACGGCTTCTCTAATATGAATAATGGCGGTAATCAATTAGCGAACATCGATAAAGTTGGAGAAGTAGGAAAAATCAATGATACTGTGGATATTTCCAGTGAAGACATAAAAACAATGCGAGAGCTGGCAGAAATGAAGTCGATCCAAAACTTTGTGTCACTGCAACCGAGCGTGAATGTGGAAGGGATAAGCGTTCGGGAAGAAGCAGACATTAATACGATTGTTGCAAGGATTGAACAAAAGCTGGAACAAGAATTTTATGCTGCAGCTGAGGGTGTGTATATGTAATGACTGATTATGAAATATGGCTTTCATTTAATAATGAAGCGGAGGGATTCCAGTTGCCTGAGAATCCCTCTTCTATTGAAATCAAGGATGCAAATAGTAATAAAACCTATCATATTTCAGGAATAGGGGAAATTAATGTATTAAAAGATTCATCGCTAACTGAATATACATTTGAAGGTGTATTCCCTTCTCAGAAAAATCCTTTCGTGTTAGCAAAAAGAGCACTTGAACCAGAAAGCTATGTGGATTACATTCGGAAGTGGATGGCTTCGAAGCAGCCGATCCGCTTCATCTTTACGGGTTCAACTTTTTCTATTAATACACTTGCAAGTATTGAAGCATTTGAGTGGAAAGAAGCTGGCGGTGCAGTTGGTGATATTGAATATAAGCTGTCTTTGAAAAAATATGTGCATTATGCAGCTCAAAAGGTGAAAGTTGTCAATAAAGCTGCAGCTAACAAGCAAGCATCTCCTCGCCCGGATAATCGGGCTCCGGCAAAAATATATAAACTAGTTAAAGGTGATAGTTTATGGAAAATTGCACAAAAATTTTTAGGCAGTGGCTCTCGCTATAAAGAAATACAAAAGCTAAATAATATTAAAGAGTCAGAGCTGCGAAAGCTTCCTATAGGACTGGAAGTAAAATTGCCTCCAAAGTAGGTGGTAGCAATGGAAATTTTATTAGATAACAAAAACGGGAATGTCTGGGATATAACGAATATGGTTTCAAATGTTGCCTGGAAAACGACGAGGATCGGCCGTGCTTCTAGTTTGGAGCTGACGATGATCAAAGGCTCACCAAATCAAGATAAAGCATTCCAATGTAATAATGGCGATGTCATTCGCGTAAAGGATGAAAATCAGCCAGTGTTTTACGGCTATATTTTTAAAATTGGAAGCGGGAAAAGTGAAGAGGTCAAGATCACTGCCTATGATCAAATACGATATCTAATGACAAATGAAACCTATGTAGGCACGAATGTAACAGCCACCCAAGTAATAAAAAAAATAGCGAATGATCTTAAATTAAAGCTGGGTGTAATTGAAGATACAAAACACCAAATTCCAACATTGATAGAGGATGATAAAAAGCTTCTTGATACGATCTGTAAATCACTTGATTTAACATTAATCGCCACAACGCAAAATTATGTTTTTTATGATCATTTTGGTGCATTAACTTTAAAGAATATTAAAAACATGAAGGCAGACGTTGTTATTGGGGATGAAAGCTTAATGCATGATTATAGTTACGAAAAGTCTATCGATGATGAAACGTATAATCGCATCAAAATCATTCGGGATAATAAAGAGACGGGAAAACGTGATGTGTATATTGCAGAGGATAGCAGCAATATTGCAAAATGGGGTCGTCTCCAGCTTCTTCATAAGGCAGATGAAAAAATGAATGAGGCTCAAATTAATAATCTATTAGATCAATTGGGTACTCTTAAAAATCGTGAACATAGGAAAATAAAAATTAGTGCGATTGGAGACTTGAGGATTCGGGCAGGATGCTTCGTTCCTATCATTCTAAGTGAATTTGGTATCCGTCAGTATTTTTTAGTTGATGAATGTACTCACAGTTGGGAAGGGGCAGATCATACGATGTCGCTGGATTTGAAGGTGATATAAAATGAGCATGATCAATATCATTAAACAAGCAGGGGTTGGCGCCATACATGCGCAAAACCCTGTTCATATTCTATTTGGAACGGTAACAAAATCGAATCCTCTTGAGGTGAATGTCGAGCAAAAATTCACTCTCACAGAGGATTTTTTAGTACTGACAGAAAGGTTGACCCGGTATGAGGAGAACGAGCATACTCACTCATCGGCAAATGGAGAAACCGCACCGCCCTCTAAGCCGCTTATTATTCAAGCTGGTTTAAAAAATGGTGATAAGGTGATCCTGCTGCGAGTGCAAGGCGGACAGCAATTTGTGGTCCTTGATAAGGTGGTGTGAACATGACAATCCCACAGTCTGATTTTATTGAAGAGCTTGAATTGGTGGCGATTTTTCCGAGCTTGACGTATAAGATTGATTTTCAGAAAAAAAGAATGTCTGGCATGACAGATCAGCTTGCTGCAATTAAGCAGGCAGTCTTTATTATTTTGCACACAGAACGCTTTAAGCACATGATATACAATGATCATTTTGGTATTGAATTAGAAAATTTAATAGGGACGAACCCCATATATGTGAAATCAGAGCTAGCTCGACGCATAACTGAAGCGCTGCTTCAAGATGATCGAATAACAAGCATTGAAGATTTTCAATTTATTTTTAATGAACATAACGTGCAAGTAACATTTACTGTCGAAACAGAATATGGAAGCTTTCAGGAAGCTACGGAGGTGAATTAGAATGTATGAACAGATGACACCTGAATATTTACTTGATCGCATGCTAAGCAGGGTATCAGCCAATTTTGATAAACGTGAAAGCTCACCGATTTATACAGCCATTGCACCAGTTGCCTATATCCTTGCTGAATTTTATGCCGATTTAGATGTACACAATAATCTTTCTTTTGTTGACTCTGCGGATGGAGAATATTTAGCAAGAGGGACAAGTGAGCATGGGATCAATAAAAACCTTGCCACTTTTGCAAAAAGAAAAGGAAAGTTTTATGGAGCGAATGCAACCCCGATGGATGTCCCAATTAATAGCCGCTTCTCAATTGGTAGTTTATATTATCTAGTTGAAAGCAGGCTTGGTTTAGGTGAGTTTATTTTGAAGTGTGAGACAGCAGGGACTGCAGGGAATGAACAGTTTGGTGTCCTTCTACCAGTTGAATACATTGCTGGACTAGTTGAAGCGCAATTAGCTGATGTACTGATCCCTGGTGAAAACGAAGAAGAGGATGAGGCTTTGCGCGAACGATTCTTTGAGGAAGTAAATGAGGAACCTTTCGGAGGCAATGTTGCAGATTATAAAAAGATGCTCAATACACTGGATGGCATCGGAGGTACAAAGGTTTTCCCGGCATGGCAAGGCGGAGGTTCTGTTAAATGCTGTGTTCTTACAAGCGATTTTAATGAGCCAACTCCAGATTTTATTCATGAAATACAAGAAAAAGTAGATCCAATCCCTGTTCAAGGACAAGGGCTCGGACTTGCGCCAATGAACCATTTTGTCACGATTACTGGTGCTGCTAAAATTCTCTTAACTATTGAGTCAACGATTACCTTAGCGAATGGTGTGACAATTGGTCAAGTAGTAGGTGACATTGAAGCGATACTAAAGGATTATTTTCTATCTCTGCGAAAAAATTGGAAGAACGAAGTTAACACGATTATCCGTTTATCTCAAATTGAAGCGCGGATATTAACGATCCCTAATATTGTGGATGTAACAAATACAACTATAAATGGTTCTTCAGTAAATGTTGAACTAGATGCCGAAAAAATTCCTTTCTTAGACCAGGTGATTTTAAATGGCTGAAGCATATTTAACCCAATTACCGCCAATTTTTCATGATATCCCTGAGTTTTTGGAGATTGCTAAAGCTGTTGATAAAGAGGTTCAATTGCTTGAAGCGGAAATAGAACAAATCTTTCGTAATCGCTTTGTGCAGACTGCTAACGAATACGCAATTAAACGTCACGAAAAACTGCTTAAAATTCAAGCGGATCCGGAAACGGAAAGCTTAGACTTTCGAAAACGAAGAATAATTAACCGTCAATCAACGAAAGTACCGTTTACCATACGATTCCTTCAGGATAGACTCAACTATTTAGTAGGGGAAGGGAGAGCAGCAGTCTCTGCCGATTGGCTAACCAGCATTTTATCAATAGCAGCTAATATAGGTGATGCGAAGGTTTTTAAAGAGGTTGAGCATACGATTAAGACAGTAAAGCCCGCAAGCATGGTCTATCAACAGCAAACCGCATTAAGCAACACGATTTTGTTTAAAGAGCATATCTCCATGAGGCAAGTTACGAGAATGACAAGGCTCTCAACTACATGGAAGCTCGGCAGCACACCATTTGCTGTAGGAGGAAAGGAGGTGATCATCAAGTGATTTCCCAGGAATTTTTAAGCGAAGTGGCGATTTTCACAGATAAGAAGATTAATAAGGTCGTATTAAATGGAACCTATCAAATTCCTAATTTTGATCTGAAAAAAGTAGCAGCAAATGAGCTTAAGATGAGATATACTGTCCCGTTTGGCTCTGTTGAAAATATTCAACAAATTGAACTAAAAGATGAATTGGATAATGTCATTACTTCGAACCAAGTATACGTTCCAATCTCATCAGATACAATTCTTTCACAGACTATATTTGTAAAGGAGGCACAATAGATGAAATTTCAGCCGAAAACAGACTGGAAATATAACGACACTCCTACTGAAGCAGACTTTAATAGGATTGAGCAGGGAATTTCCGATGCTCTTGAAGGAAACGATCCGATCATTCAACAAGAGACTCCTCCCGATGGTATTAAGGAAGGGAGACTGTGGCTTGACACTAGTGATAATACGTATCAGGGGACTGTATTTGAGAGTATAAAAGAGGAGTTTGGTGCGCATTTGGCGGAAAAAGCGTCGATAAACGGTTATGGTCATACAAAGCTATCCAGCTCTATAGACAGTGACAGTGAATCAATGGCAGCCACGCCTAAAGCGGTAAAGGCAGCATATGATTATGCGAAAAAGGCGTTATCACAAACTAAAACGTTTATAGTAGCAAATGGGGAATCGGTGAATAAAGGGGATGCTGTACAAGTCGACAAAGATGGATGTTTAAGACGCTCAAAGAATAGTTCTCCTATTCCTAATTTCGCTGATCAGACCCGATTAGGGAAACAAATTGTAAATCAACAGTCACCTCATAATCACGGTGTTGTTAAGCTTACAGATGCACTATCAGTATATTTGGTGCAAATAAGGGGTGGTGGTGATGGCTCTGTTTACAAAATGGGAGCGATTGTATGTAGGTTGAATGTTGATGATACAATCACAGAAGGAGTACCACCGACTTATATTGATATGAATAGTCCTTTGCTTATTAATTCACCGAGCTATGTCTCCCTGGCGAGATTAAATGACACTATGTTTTTCTATGCTGCGTTACTAAATGGCTCTAATTATTTAGAAATTGGTATAGGTTATGTAAACCCCGATACTCTAGAATTATCTTATATAACTAAGAAAACAATTGTAAATCACTACTTTAGTAGTTATTCACTCAGCGCCACAGAATTAGAGACAAACACCGTAGCGCTAGTGTATAGACATCCAGTATCTGCTGCTGTAGTTTTACGTATCATTAAATGGGATGGGTTAGATTTAATTGTAGGTAATGAAAACGTAATAAAAACTATCGTAAGTGCTACCACAGGAGTAAAAAAACTTGATGATAATAAACTTTTAGTCTTTTATAATAATTTTGCGCATGTCGTGACGACAAATAACGGGGAAATTGTAGTTTTTCCACAAGTTACGTTATCTATGACACCACACTTAAACGTAATTTATCCTATAAATAAAAATCGTGTTGTCTTGAAATGGGGTCAAACTACGTACTTATTACGTGTAAATGAAGACAATACTCTAACCGAAATAAATAGTGTAATTGGTTATAATACTTCTTTATTATTTAAAACAGCAAATGCATCATTTATCGAAGTGAATACAGGTGTTATGGCAGGCATTTATTATGATGAAGATGAAGATATACTTGTACGAAATACCATTGGTGTACCACTAGACAGTTCACGCGTGCAGCAGCCTGTGGCTGTATGGTTATTGCGAGACAGGGTTATTTTTCATTCTTACACAAACACTTACACGCCAAGATATGATATTGGTTCAATTGTAGGTGATAATGTAAACGTTGTAGGTATTGCAAGTGAAAATAAAAGAGAAGGAGAATCTTGTGTAGTTACTATATCAGGTATAGTAGAGGGATTCGAAGGTCTTGTAACAGGTAGCAGATATGCAGCGGTCAATAGCGTACTTACCAGATCATTCCCTTCAGGGGGTAATGCTTTGGGTAAGAGTGTATCAGAAACTGAATTATTATTATTTTAGGGAGAGGAGGATAATGCATACGATGTATATTATCACTAGCGCTAGTAACGTAATTCTAGCTGTTACTATGACAGCAACACGTAATATCTACGGAAACATTGAAACTTCTGACGGTATTGTCGGTGTCCTAAATGCTAACATTCTCAAAGTTGAAACTGTGCCCGAAGGTGTAGCACCGTTTACGTATTGCTATACACCTGAAAAAGGTTTTTATCCATATGTAGAACCACCAGAGCCAGTTCCAGAGCAAAGCGAAAATGAGTTGTTGATGAGCTACGTGATTGATGTAGATTATCGCGTCACAATGATTGAACTTGGCTTAGTATAATAAAAAATGGAGGAATGAAAAATGAATTTAACTTACAAAGCTTGTAAATTACAAATCGAGAAAAAGTCTTATATTGATAAAGAGGATATGCAGCAAAAACTGGATATTTTTTTAATTGGCAATCGTGTCACGCAAGATGAATATGCGGAGTTAACAAACCTATTAACAGTAGCTTGATAAACTCTTGGATGAAAATGTGTATTAACTCAATGCGAATTGAGGAGTTTTTTAAGGAAAGGAGCAAATACTCATGGCTACAATTAAAAGACAAAGAGCAGATGGTAGTTGGGAATATATTCAAATTACTGGAGAGGATGTAAATACTTTAAAAAATGACGTTGTAGCGCATTTGGCGAAAAAGTCTACATTGTTAAAGGAAGGTCATGTACAGTTGTCGAGTGCTACCGATAGTATGGATGAAACGAAGGCCGCGACACCAAAAGCGGTCAAGGCAGCTATGGATAAAGCCAATCAGGCTTTTATGTCAGCCAATAATGGAAAGTTATTAGTCCGTGACGCTATTATTGGCAAAAGTTCAACCGTTGCGGGTGGTGACAATCCAACCTTTCAACAGCTTGCTGATGGAGTGAATGGGATAACTGGAAAATTGTATATTCAATCCATAACACTTACTGAAGCTGAATTATGGACAGCCATTGATAAATTTGAAAATTATTATATATTTAGTGGACAAATTTTGGACAAGTACGGGAATCTTATTCGTACCGTTCCATATGACACTCAATGGAGGTACGGTCTAACCCAAGATGGATATATAGATGGTTGGACGTATGATAATATGAGTAATGCTTTATACAACCTTAAAGATATTAATGGAACCTTTCTTAGAGGTATTCCATTAGGGGGCATTGACCAGTATGCTTTGTACCGAAAAGAGGGTCATGTCGTTTGTAGAAATAATAATCAACGCGTAACATGGATAATGGATTTAAATGGTACGGTATTAAGAAGAATGGACGTCTCCACGATTTATTTCCTAAACAAGAATAATAATTTTGTTTTATCTTATGATATGGATAAACACGCCACAGTTATCAATACTGATTTAACTGAACGTAATTTCATGTATGTACAAGGTTTGACTCGAATGTTATTTGACTTCACATCTGCATAAAGGAGGAATTAATTTGAATCTAATAAAAGTTCATAATCTTGTCCAGTCTAATCACGAATGTGATTATAAAGGACTTGATCTAACAAAAATTGTGGGAGGTACACAGCTTTATCCAAACAATGAAAATGCCGCCTATCTCATGTATAATGCCGAGATTCCTTCACACGCTGAACTGGAAATCATTACTCAATTAGTCTATGATTCCGTACAGGAATATATCAGACTATCAAAACCACCTAGCATTGAGGAACGACTTGATGATGCGGAAGCAGCTTTGAACGTTCTGTTAGGATTATAAGTAGGAGGGAAGTAGATGAATACAAATCCATTATACGGATTCATACTTAACCAATGGGTATTAGGAAAAAACGAAGAGTATGTAAACAATGCACTAGCAAAAAGCTATATAACAGAATCAGAAAGAGATGCTATTCTAATAACTCCACAAATGAAAAAATAGGGCTTCACAAAATCAATGCTCTAAATTAAACACTCTATTAGAAACATCTTTATAAACACTTGGATGATTATGCGCACTAACGAATCCAATATAATTATTAATGAGCTATATACTTTTATTTTGCTACAATTTCTGATGTAGAAGATTACTCTATAAGTAGTTAGACTGCTTTTTAGAACAGGGTAGAATAAATTTTTGTTAACAAGCCCCTAAGTAATTTTAAGAAGAAATAAAAATAAACATACTTGCATAATACTAGCGCAAATTTATTCTTCAAGGTAGTTTATTCTAGCTATAGCAAAAGGCAATACTGTATTTTTCTATCAGAATAAGAACGCAGTATTAAAGTTTATACTCCAATCTAGGCTCTTTTTTATTTAATCGAAAGGAGGCACCAAATGAATGAACTAAACCTAGTCCAAAAAGATATCGTTACACTCAAAACCTCCGTCGAAGACATGAAACAGGATATTCGCCAGCTTCAGGATAAAACACTAATTCATGATCGGGATATTCGTGAGATCCAGATGGATTTAAAGGATATAAAAGAGGATACAAAATGGCTACGGCGCGCGATCACCAACGCATTTATTGTTGGCTTGATTGGAGGAGCAGTGGCTATTTTTTATGCAGCCATAAATTTTAAACTGTAAGAGGCGATTAGATAATGAAAAAAGATATTGCTACATTGATCGGGGGCTTTTTGACAGCCCTTTTTTTCTTCTTTGGAACGATTGGGATTTCGTTTGAATGGTTTACGCAGGACAGTATTAATGCTTTTGTTGTTTTGATTTCTGCAGCTATTGCTTTTGGGATCAATTTATATGCTGTTTATAAAAATACGTATGCCTTAACAAAGAAAGCAAAGCTTCAGAAAGAAATTCTTGAGCGGCACAATCTTAAATAAACAGCTTTATTAAAAACAATGTCTGTAAGTGGTTTATTTTGTACAAGCTTTATGATTTTTAAATAAAAATATGAGGTGATTAATAATGGCAAAAATATTTATCGATCCAGGTCATGGGGGAACAGATTCAGGTGCAGTTGGAAATGGTCTTCAGGAAAAGAACATTACACTGCAGATTTCTACAAGAATTAGAGATATTCTTTTAAATGAATATGACAACGTATCCATTAGAATGAGCCGTACAGGTGATCAAACCGTTTCTTTATCGGAACGAACGAATGTAGCAAATGCTTGGGGAGCAGATTTTTTATTGTCTGTGCATATTAATGCTGGCGGGGGAACAGGTTATGAAGACTATGTTTATCCGGGTGTAGGAACACCAACTACTACCTATCAGAACAATATTCATTCAGAAGTCATGAAGCTTGTTAATTTTTCTGACCGCGGCAAAAAGACTGCGAATTTCCATATGCTCCGTGAATCTAATATGCCAGCAATTTTAACGGAAAATGGATTTATCGATAACGCCAATGATGCAGCTAAATTAAAGACAAGCTCTTTTATCGAAAGCATTGCGCGTGGTCATGTAAATGGGATTGCGAAAAGCTTTAATCTTCCTAAGAAAGCAACAGCTGTTTACCATATTGTTGTACAAGGCGATACGGTATATTCTTTAGCTCAAAAATATGGCAGCACGATTCAACAGATTAAAGATTGGAATGGACTTGATGCTAACTATACCATTTATGTTGGGCAAAGACTTCGGGTGAAATAAACTAAGAAGTACTTCTCAAAGAGTTTCCGTGATCCTTTTCATTGTTTAGTTAGTTTGTCCTACTGCTCAGTGGTAAAAGAAAAACAAATGAACATATGGAACCGCCGACACGGTTCCATATGTTTGTTGGAGTACGAAGGAGAAACCCCTCGTACTCCTTATCAGTGTTATATCTTGTGGCATTGGAAGAGTAATCAAAGTTTAGACGATCTGATTTTTATGAATGAAAAGTGCACCAATTAAAACTTTTCATTCACCTCCCATGATTCAACCATTTGATAAGCTGTTTGCGGATTATATCCTTTTCCAATCAAATAGGCGATGGCTGCTACTTCAGTCATTGCATGAGAATATGATGTAAATGCTGCTTCTTTTAAACCATACTCAACAAATGGTGTAACGACATTTAATGTTTCGCTCTTTAAATCCCTATAGGGCATATAAACAGGGTAATAAGGTGATGGAATATAATACAT